GGTGCTGGGCTCCAATCCGCCCCGCACCTCCGATGGCCTGTGGCTGCTCGAATGGTTCGCGCCATGGCTCGATGACTCGCACCCGCACCCCGCGCTGCCCGGGGATCTGCGCTGGGCGGTCTACGTGAAGGACCACATGGTCTGGGTCGACGAGCCCGGCGAATACCGCATCGAGGGCGAGCTCTACACCGCCAAGTCCTACACCTTCATCCCGGCAAGCCTCGAGGACAACCCCTACCGCAACACCGCCGAATACCGGGCGACGCTGCAATCCCTGCCCGAGCCGCTGCGTTCCCAGCTGCTCTACGGGGACTGGCAGGCAGGCCTGAAAGACGCTGCCGACCAGACCATACCAACCGAGTGGGTGCGAAAGGCGACCGCGCGCTGGGATCCCAAGGCTCCGCGCGGCATTCCGATGTGCGCGATCGGTGTGGACGCATCCGGGGGCGGCGAGGACCCCATGGTGATGGCCAAGCGCCACGACGGCTGGTACGACACCCTCATCAAGATCGCGGGTGAGAAGATCCCCAGGGATAAGGCAGGTTCCTTCGCCGCAGGCCTGGTGCTCACCGAGCGCCGCGACCAGGCGTTGATCATCGTGGACCTCGGGGGCGGCTACGGCGGGCCGATGTTCGAGCACCTCTCGGCGAACGAAATCGAGTGCTTGGGTTTCAAGGGCGCCGAGGCGACCGCCCGACGCACCCATGATGGACGACTCGGATTCTTCAATACGCGAAGCGCCGCCTACTGGGCATTCCGCGAAGCGCTCGACCCCGACCAGCCAGGCGGCAGCCCCATACGCCTGCCCAAGGACCCGCGCCTGCTCGCCGGGCTCACCGCGCCGCGCTTTGAGGTGACCCCGCGCGGCATCAAGGTCGAACCCAAGTCCAAGCGTGAGGGCGACAAGAAGGGCGTGCTCGAGCGCCTAGGTTTCAGCCCCGACGAGGCCGACGCCGTGGTGATGGCCTGGTGGGCGGGGCCCAAGGAAATCACCAATGCGCTAGACTGGGCAGAGGAACGCGGCAAGAAACTGAGCGGCCAGCGCCCCAAAGTGGTGATGGGCAGGCAGAACCGGGGGAGATGAAAGGAACCGTTATGAGCAAAGTACTCGGTGGCGCTGGCAAACTACTCGGAAGAATCGCCGATCCCCTAAACCTGCTCGGCGCGTTTGGCAACCTCTTCGGCGGCGGCGATACGGCGGGACAGGTACAGCGCGTGACCACGGCTATCAATCCAGTGGCGTCCGCGCCGACCCCACCAATCATCGAAACCCCGCCCCCGATGCCGGTGCCGCTGCCCGACGACACGGCAATCCAGGCCGCGCGCAGGCGCTCGATCGCCACGCAGATGCGCCGTCGCGGGCGCCGCAGCACCATCCTCACCGGCTTTGACGAAGGCGAAACGCTAGGGGGCTGACATGGCAACAGCAAAGATGGTGTCGATGAAGCGTAGCGCCTCTGACAAGCGCGGCGACAAGATGGAGCACGCACCGCCCGAGGCGATCGAGCCAGACTACCCCTACGGGCTGTGCATCCACCTAGACAAGGACGAGCTCGACAAGCTGGGCCTTGGCAAGCTGCCCGAGGTCGGCGCGGGGTTCGGTGTGATGGCCAAGGCGAAGGTGACGCGCGTCTCGCAGTCTGCGGTCGAGGGCGCCGACGAGCAGACCTCTCTGGATCTCCAGATCACGGACATTGCACTGGCAAAGAACGGCGCCTAGCCAGGCCGCCACGGAGGCCACCCCATGAAAGCCAAGGAACTGGCCCAACTCGGCGACAGCCTCTTCGCCAAGCGCACCTCGCTCACCATGCTCTGGCAGGAGCAGGCCGAGAATTTCTACCCGGAGCGCGCCGACTTCACGTTGCGGCGCTCACTCGGGGTGGACTTCGCCTCCAACCTGATGAGCAGCTACCCGATCATCTGCCGGCGCGAGCTGGGCGATCAATTCAGCACCATGCTCAGGCCCACCAACAAGCGCTGGATGCACGTCGTGCCACGCGACGAGTCCTTAAAGGACAACGACACCAAGCGCTGGCTTGAATTCGCAACCGACGTGCAGCGCCGCGCCATGTACGACCCGGTGACGCTATTCACTCGGGCGACCAAGGAGGGCGACAACGACTTCGCCACCTTCGGCCAGTGCGTGATCTCGGGGCGCGTGAACAAGAACCAGAACGCGCTGCTCTACCGTTGCTGGCACCTGCGCGATTGCGCCTGGATAGAGAACGCCGAGGGCAAGATCTGCGCGACCTTCGTGAAGTGGAAGCCCACCGCGCGCACCATGAAGCAGATGTTCGGCGACAAGGTGCACCGCGACATCGACAGCCAGATGCAGAACAACACCCCGCTCGCCGAAACGAACTGCTACCACATGGTGATGGAAGCCGACATGTTCGACGGCGATGCGCGCGGCCAGCCCTACTTTTCGGTGTACTGGGACAGCGACCACGAGCACGAGCTCGAGGCGGTGGCCACCTGGAACAAGGAGTACGTCGTGCCACGCTGGCAGACCGTCTCGGGGAGCCAGTACGCCTACTCACCCGCCACGGTGGCTGCGCTACCCGATGCGCGCCTGCTGCAGGCGATGACCTACACGCTCCTGGAAGCCGGCGAGAAACTCACCAACCCCCCGATGATCGCCACCCAGGACGCGGTGCGAAGCGACGTCGCCATTCACTCAGGGGGCATCACCTGGGTCGACCGCGACTACGACGAGCGCTACGGCGAGGTGCTGCGGCCCATGACGCTGGACGCGAAGGGTATGCCGATCGGCATCGAGATGCAGGCCGCCTCGCGCCAGATGATCGCCGCGGCCTTCTACCTGAACAAGCTCACGCTTCCCCAGCGCGCCCCCGAGATGACCGCCTACGAGATCGGGCAGCGCATCCAGGAATACATCCGCGGGGCGATGCCGCTTTTCGAGCCCATGGAGCACGACTACAACGGGCAGCTCTGCGATCTCACCTTCGAGATCCTGCGCCGCTATGGCGCTTTCGGCGCGCCCGACATGATGCCCCCGCGCCTGCGCGGAGCAGAAGTGACCTTCCGCTTCGAGAGCCCGCTGCACGACGCGATCGAGGCCCAGAAGGGGCAGATCTTCCTCGAGATGAACCAGCTGATCAGCCAGGCCGTGGCACTCGATCGCGGCGCCTCGGCGATCGCCGACATCGGCAAGGCGCTGCGCGACTCCCTCGCAGGCATCGGTGTACCGGCCGAGTGGACCCGAAACGAGACCACCGTGGCCCAGATCCAGGCCGCGCAACAGGCGGCAGTCGAGGCCGAACAGATGCTCGCCGCCGCCCAGGCTGGCTCTGAGGTGGTCGGCAACCTGGCCACTGCCGCCAAAGAAGGCGCCGCTGCCGGCATCTGATAGCGCATGGCAACCAAGATTAGCGAGCAGCCGCGGCCCTCCATCCTGCCGCCCAGGACCCCAGCCCCACACCGCAAGCCCGCAGTGGGCGAGGCCATGCTCGAGCACGGCGCCTGGGTGCCCCCCAAGTGGGAGCTCGCCGACGCAGCCGCCATGCGGGCGCTGTATAACGGCACCGCAGGCGCGGAGGACCAGCGCCGGGCGATGCGCTGGATCCTCGAGGCCGGCGCCGCGCTCTACGACATGAGCTACCGGCCCGGCGGTGAGGCCGGCAGGCGCGATACCGACTTCGCCGAGGGCCGGCGCTTTGTAGGCAACCAGATCCTGAAGCTCGTCAAGGTCGACACGGGCAAGATGCGCCGGGATGAACCGCGCGCAGATCGAGCAGAGCCGAAGTCCTGACCACCACAAGGAGGAAACACCATGCCACCGGAACCGCTTACCCCGCCAGTTACGCCGCCAGCGCCCCCACCCCCAACGCCGCCGGCGACACCCCCAGCGCCCCCACCCGCCACGCCGCCGATAGTAGGGCCGGAGTGGCCTACCGACTGGCGCCAGCGCATCGCCGGGGAGAACCAGGACAACCTCAAGACCCTCGAGCGATTCACCGAGCCCAAGGCGCTCTACGACGCCTACAGCGCGCTGCGCACCAAGATGAGCTCTGGGGAGCTGAAGCCCACGCTCCCCAAGGACGCAACCCCAGAGCAGATCACCGCCTGGCGCGTCGAGGCCGGGAT